GCCTTGTCGACCCCGGCCACGTTCCCGTCGTCGTCGACCGTGACCTCGGTGTTGAGGTACAGGTAGACGGTTTCCGGGTCGGTGGATTGGGCGTCGGCGGCGGCCTGCATGATCTGCTGGCGCTTCGCGGTGTCGATATAGCGTGTCCGCCACTGTTCGGCCTGCTCGGCTGCCTGCTGCGCGGCCTGGGTCAGCTTCTCGGTCTCGGACAGGTTCGCGTCCTCGAACGCCTTGAGCCGGGCCTGCGCGGCCTTGAGCTCCTTGGCGGCCTGGGCGTTGGCCTTGGACCGGTCTTCCCACTTGCGGGCTTCGGCCTTCCAGTCCGTCGAGTCCTGTGCAGGGCTGTCGGGCTGCTGTTCCGTGGTGGCTGGCGCGTCCTGCAGGGCCGCGTCGGCGGTGGTGGTGGCCTGCTCGGCCATGGGTGCCTCCCGTGCGGGATGGGTGGATGGATGGTTGCCCCGTGCGGGGCGGGTCCGGCTAGGCCGGGGGTCTGGGGGGGCGGGCCGCATGCCAGGCGTCGCGCCAGCCGTCGGAGCTTTTACGCACCGACCAGTCGCCGGGGGGCCACTCGCCACGGCGCCACATGTCAGCGCCGCGCCGTCCGAGAATGTCGTCCTGGACCTTCTCGGTCTGGCCTTCCAGCCAGCGGACACCATCACCCGACTTGATCTCCGGTTCGGGTTCGTCGATGCCGGAGAATCCGAGCTCGGCCCAGCTCTTCGTGACGGGCGCCGCGGTACAACGCCCCTGGTGGTGGTCCAGCGGTCCGGGCTCGTCGGCCGGGTAGGTCGTGCCGTGCTTGGCTAGGCAGGATGCGCAGGTGCGGGTAGACAGGGAGGCGACCCACTGCCAGCCGTCCAACACGTCGTCGTTCGCCTTGCGTGCTGCGAGGGACACGGCACGGTACGCGTCGAGCTGTTCGGTGCGGGAAATGACGATCGCGCGCCGCAAGCCGCCGTTGAACGTGCCCTCGGTCAGCTCGATCATGCGGCGTGCCGTCGTGACAGGGTTGTTGCCCTGCCCCATGCCAGCCACGAGGGCCCGTTTCATGGCCTCGGTGGCCTCGTCGGACAGGTAGTACAGCGGGACGGTGATCTGTTCGGTCGTGCGGCGGACGATCTCGGCGAGATGGTCGGGGCGGACGCGGGTCCAGTTCCACGACACGTAGGAGGGGAACTGGGAAGCGACCATCGCCTGCTCGAATCCCTCGACTGAGGACACGAGCCGCTGCACGTCAGCGGTGAGGCGGACCCCGGCCTGTTCGAGGAGCGCTGCGAGCTGCTGGCCGGCCTGTTCGGAGGCTTGGGCGAGGAGGCGGACCTCTCGCGCCTTGCCGATCCCCGGGTGCAGTGTGCCGGGGCCTTGGGCTGACAGGCCTTGAAACTCGGCCATGGCCTGCGGGTTCGCGTTCAGCTCCCGCACGGCCCGAGCCAGGTCGGCTTCTACCTGCTGCCAGCCGCGGGCCCAGGCTTGGGCTAGTTCCCGCGCCTGCTGGTCCGTGATCTGGTCGAGGGTGGCGCGGAGCCCTGCGAGGATGTCGAGGGTTTCCTTGGTGACCGCCACGGGCTAGCCTCCCAGCAGGTTTCCTTGCGCCCACTGGCGGGCCGTGATGGTGGCGGCCTGTTCGGCAGCGGCGGCAGCGTTGTCGGCGAGCTGCTGCGCGTCGGTTTCGCCCATCTGTTCGAGCACGTCGACCAGCGCCAACCCGAGGTCACGGCGCTTGATGACGGCCTGGTCGAGACGCTCTCCCGCGTCGATCGGGGTCGGGTCGGCCCAGCGGGGCCAGCCGTCGATCCCGAGGAGCTGCAGCAGGCCGCGCCACACCGGCGTGGTCTCCCGTTCGTGGGCCCTCACGGCCGCGGTGAGGCGGCTGGTGAGGGTCCGCAGCGACTCACCGGACGGCACGTCGCCGGAGGTTTGCGTCAGGTAGTAGGCGGGCATGCCGACAACACGGGCGATCTTCAACGCGTACCCGTCCTGCACGGCGAGGAGCCGGGTGAGGTCGGGCGGGTCGAGCTGGCCCATCGGGCCGGGCGCGTCCGAGGTGAAGATCTGCTGCCTGGTCGGGTCGAACTTCGGCGGCGCGGCAAGCTTCCCCGTCGCCGGGTCGAGCTTCAACTCGGGCTTGTAGCCGAGCAGGTACCAGAACGGTCGGGCGTACGTCTCGCCCGTCACGACCAGGTCAGCCACGGACTTGTTCAGCGCGTCCTGCAGCGGGATCACGTCGGTCAGGATCGACCGGCCGCGGTCGTCCTCCGGGTCGTGCGGGAACCAGCACACCGGAACCACACCGAACTGGTGGGTGATGACAGCGGGGTCGGTGTCCTGGTCGCCGTCGCCGTTGTACTCGGCCCACTTGTCGGCCTGCTCGGGCCAGTCCGCGATCTTCGCGGGCTCGCCCTTCGACCCGACAGGCTGCACGGTGCGGAACCGCTCGACCCGATCCTCGTAATAGACGTTGACGCGGCCCCAGTCGCCGTCCTGCCAGACCTTCGCGGCCCAGTCCAGGACGGCCGGGTCGGTCGGGGAGACGTGGTGCACGAACTGGTCCGCACGATGGTAGTGCGGCCGCGGGGCGCCGTCCGGGCCGGGCCACACCAGCACGTACGCGTCGCCGGTCCGGAACGACTCACGGTTGATCCGGGCATGCAGCCGTGCGAGCCCGGCCTCTGCGGTTTCGTCGAGCGTGTCGACGCCCCACGACTCGACTTCCATCTTGTCGGTGAACGCACTGACGACGGCCGGACACAGGTTCTCCCGCAGCCCGAGCACGATCGGCCCGTACTTCTCCTGCCAGTTCTGCGTGGCGAACTTGATCTGGTGTCGGCCGGCGTAGTAGTCGGCGAACATGCGGTAGCCGGGGGTGGTGATCTTCCACCGGGCGATGGCCGCGGAGACGTCCTGCACGGGCACGGGTGGCCTCCTCAGCCTAGGTCGTAGAGCATGCCGCCGAGGCGGGCCTGTGTGATGGTGAGCTTCGTCAAGGCTTGACTGAGCGCGTCGACCTGGTCGTCGTGTGCGCCGTTGGGGAACGCGGCGGCCTCCTCGACCAGGGACGCGACCCACGGGTGCGAGGTCGGGTCGGGCAGCCACACGTTCCCGGCGTCAACGAGCCAGGTGACGGCGTTCGCGCGTGCCTCTTTGCCGCCCTCGGGTGTGACGGGTGTCAGGCCGGGGATCTCGTGGCGCAGCGCGTCGAGCACGGCGGGCCCGTTGGCCTTGTCCTCGACGTACTTGGCGCCAGACTGAGGCCACTTGACGGTCAGCTCGCGGATTGCTGCGAGGGTCTCGGAGAACGTGAGCCGGCCGCGGGTCTGGTCGATCAGGTACAGGTCGGCGCCGTGTTGGGCCCAGACCTGCCCGACCACAAAGTCGGAGGTGACGCCACCCTTGAAGGCGAGGTCCCATGACTGGACGACGTTGCACTGGTCGAGCTGGGGCAGTTCGCGCCAGTAGCGCCACGCGTCACGGCGCAGGATGCCGCCCTCGGGCGGTGAGGGGTGGCCTTGGTATAGCGCGGCCCATGTGCGCGGCCCGGCGGTTGTTTTGCGGGCCTGCCACTGTGCGGTGGTCCTGCCACGGGCGGAGACCATGAACTCGCCCACGGACCGCCGTAGCGGGTCGCTGGCGGGGTCCTCGCACTGGGCGGGGATGTTGACCACACGCCAGCCCGCGTCGGTGTCCATCGACTGCAGGCGGCCGGCCAGGTCGTCCTCGTGCCAGCGGGTCAGGATCAGCACGACGGGGGCGCCAGGGGCGAGGCGGGCGGACAGTGCGTCGGTCCACCAGTCCCAGCAGGTGTCACGGATCGTCGCGGAGTCGGCTTCGGCGCGGTCTTTCAGCGGGTCGTCGATGATCAGCAGATCAGCGGGCCGGCCGGTCACACCGGCACCACGACCCACGGACAGCATGCCGCCCTGGTGGCCGGTCAACGTCCACTCGGACGCGGCGCCGTTGTCGTGCGCGATCGTCACGCCGAGGTTCGGGTGGGCGGCGATCGCGTTCCGGACGGCCCGGCCGTTGCGGTTCGCCAGGCTCTGCGCGTAGGAGCCGGTGATGATCCGCAGTTCGGGGTTGCGCGTCAGCGCCCAGATCGGGAAGTCGCGGCCGACACGGGTGGACTTGCCTTCCTGCGGCGGCATGCTGATGATGAGGCGGCCGTCGGGGGTATCGAGGAGGCGGGCGAGTTCGGTGTCGATCAGGTCGAGCGCGGGGGTGGTGACGGTGCGCGGGTCGATCGTCGCGGCGAGTTGGCCGGGGGTGGCCCACCGGTGTTCGGCGGGGTTGGGTGTGTAGTGCTGGCGGGCGGCTTGGAGCCACGGCGGCAGTGCCACGGCTCCTCCCGGTCAGTGTGGTCGTGCGGGGCAGTGGTGTTCGCGGTGCCAGGTGATGAGGCTGGGGACGACGGCGGTGTGTCCGCAGTCGGGGCAGCGGTACGGGTCAGTCATTGTCGGGCCGGAACATCTGGACCAACTGGTCGTTGGTGTGCGCCTGGGCTGCGGCGAGGAGCCCGGCGACCTGCCAGCGGGACGGGTCGCCGATCGTCTGGACGCTGACCTGTGGGCCGTCGGTGCCGGCGGTGATGACTTCGGCGACGATGACGGCGTGGGTGACGAGGATGACTGGGTCGTCGCTGTCGAGGGCGGTGGCGCGTCGTCCGATGACGTCGGCAAGTTCCGCGTCGATCGCTTCGGTGTCGTTCATCGCCAGGCGGTGCGGCAGATGGTGTCGGCGACGGCTCCCCATGCGGCGGCTGCGCGTCGGCGTCCGGCGCGGTCTGCGTCGTGCCAGCGGCGGTAGGTCCAGTGCCAGAGCTTGTTGGTGGGGGTCATGGCTTCTCCTGGGGGTGTGCGTGCCGGGGTCGGGGGTGCTGCAGCGCGTGTCCAGTCCGCGAGTGGTGCTCGTGGTCGTCCCTGCGTCGGGGCGGTGTGGTGCGGGTGTCTGCAGGTCCAGCCGGCCCCGGCAGCGTGTGGTGGCGCGCCCGTCCGGGTTCGGTCGTGCGGCCGATGCCGGGTGGCGCTTCCCCTGTCCCCTCGGGGCGGGGCAATGGCAAGGGCCCGCACCGTGGGGGGATGGGTGCGGGCCCTTGTGCCTGTTGCGCGGCTAGTGTCCGGGTTGCCCTTCGGGCACGGGTTCTAACCTACGGCCATCATAGGGCGCAGTCTCATGTTGCGCAAGACGTGAGACAGCGACGTCGTACA